AGGTTGAGAAAAGGCAAGTTAGCCGATTAGTTGCGGCGGCTTTCATTCCGAACCCAGGCAACAAACCATGTGTTGACCATATCGACGGAGTACGTTTTCATAATTTCGTTGAGAATTTGCGTTGGTGTTCTATTAATGAAAATAACAATTTTGATATAGCCATAAGAAACAAAACAAAATACGATTTCCCAATTGAGGGAATAGATGAAAACGGGAATGTTTGTATTGAGTTTCAGAGTTATAAAGATGCACATAAAAAGGGTTATTATAGGCATTTGATAAAACAAAGCGTTGATACAGGCAAACCATATAAGGGTATAATATACAGAAAGAAATGAAGATAAAAGAGAGCGATTTATTAAAACAATTGGCGACCGATAGCGGGAAAACAGCCAAACAAGTTTCCGAAATTGTCGTTTCGGAATTACTCAAAAACAAAGTTATTGAGGACGACCCGGACAATTGGGGCGTTTCCGTTTTCGATGCAATAAACGAGGACGTAACCGAGGAACAAACCGCCAATTGTTATGCGGCTATTTCCGAGGCGTTGGGCGTGTATCTGAAACGGGTATATTTCATTGTCCCGGATTTGGATTTAATGGGTAACGACGATTGCCCGGAATGCGGCGGCGAAATGGAAGTTACCGACGGGGAATATAAACAGACCGGAGGCGACGGATATTTGACCCCGCCGGAATATACCGCAATTTGGGAGGAAATGACGTGTACGCATTGCGGACACAAAGAGAGCAACGAACCGAGTTATTAACAATAAAAGACTAAAGAAATGGCAGAAATGACGAAATTAAGAGTAAACGAGGCAATCGCACGGGCGCAAACCGCCGGAATTAAAGTTTATAAAAAAGAGGTTGCCGCCCGGTTATGGGAGGGACGCACCGAAAGCGCACAACAAGTTAATATGACTAACTTATGTAACGGAACGACTAAACAGATACGCCCGGAATGGGTCGTTATCATTTGCGAAATGTGTAATTGTACCCCTAATTATTTGTTTGGCTATGAAGAATAACGGGTTACAATGGTTTGAACGCATGGCGGACGTTATGTTTTCCGATAGGTCCCAAGCGAAAGCGATTATTGCGACATTTGGAACGTTGGGCGTTGTTTGTCTGATTGGCGCATTTTGGAACCCGTGGCAATTGATGTTTGCGGGTCTGTGTGCCGCAATGGTATTATGTGGATTTTCAGAATTAAAAAAGAGTAGAAAATGAGAGCGAACAAAAAGAAACCGGAAAACCCGGTACAAAAGACGGTTGAAAGTTTGGGAGCCGTTCCCGCCGACCAATTCCCGGAAATTACCGAGGAACAACAACAAATAATCCCACCGTTTGAAGCGGTCGAGGTTGAACAACCAACCGGAATATTTGAGATATTGCCGGGCATGACGGTTGAGGAAATGACGGCAATGTTTTTTGATGAAAAAACGTTGATTGAACCCCCGTATAAGGTTTGGCAATTGAATAGTAAGGGACACCGCTATTATTACCGATACGACGACAACGGGAACCCGGAGTTTTTCCCGTCGGTTACAACGATATTGTCCCAAACGTTACCCAAAGCCCCGCACTTGATACAATGGATTGCCAACAAAGGCATTGAGGAAGCGGAACGATACAAAGGCGAACGGGCGGCGTATGGTACGTTTATGCACGCCGCATTTGAGGAATTATTAATTAACCGGGCTTATGATTTGGACGGGTTAAAAGGCAAACTAAAAGAATATATTGAGGTTTACCGATTACCGGACGACTTTATTTATTACGCCGACGATTTGAAAAAGGACGTATTGGCGTTTGCTCAATTCGTATTAGATTACGACGTTCGCCCGTTGGCGGTTGAAATTGCTTTAGTGCATCCATATTACAAGTATGCCGGAATGATTGATTGCCCGTGTACCATGTTGGCAAAGATAGGCGGCGACGAACGTATTAACGCAATCGTCGATTTTAAGAGCGGACGCAAAGGTTTTTACGAGGAAAGCGAGATACAATTAGGGATGTACCGGGATATGTGGAACGTCAATTTTGAGCAATTCCCCGTTACCCGTATTTTCAATTTCAGCCCGAAAGATTGGCGCAAACGTCCGTCGTACAATCTGAAAGAACAAACGGATAGCCCCAATATACGGAAAATCCCGTATCTGTTAGAAATTGCAGCCATTGAGGACGAAAAGAAAGATAATACGTTTACGTCGGTTAATGGTATGGTTTTATTGGATAATGCACCCGATTTGACGCAAAACGTAATATCCTTATCGTTGGCGGAATTGATTAAAACGAAAGCCCCAAAGGAGGCGACCCCGGACGAAAACACGGACGCCGCCGAGAAAGTCAAGGCGGATGCACCGGAACCGGAAAAGGAGCCAAAGAAAACAACCATTGTTAAACGTGCGCCCAAAAAGGCAAAGGAGGCGGAAAAGAAAGCCGCCACGGGCAAAACGACCGCAAAGCGAGGTAATACCACGGAAAAGAAAGTAAAGCCCGCAAACGAGCCTAAAAAGCCCAAAAATGAAAGTAGAAAAAAGATGTTGAACGACGACCCCGAAATTTGATTGAGATATGAAAGGAAGAATAAAACGACCGGAGGCGCAACAATCCCGTTTAATATTGCCCCGTGTCGGTCAAATAAAAATCGGTATGAAAAACGCAAACGGTTATCCGCAAAGCGTTGATTACTTCATACCAACGGGAAAGTATGCCGGGTTATTTACGCAAGCATACGGCGAAAAGCCGCAAACAATACAAATTGTTTTCCCGGACGACGACCCGGCAAAAGTATGTAACGAGCGTTACGAATACCGGGACGACGACGGGCGATTGATTGCGGCGGGCGATGGCGATACGTTCCAAGTATGGGACGGAAAGAAATACGAAACATTGACAACGGAGAAATACCCAAACTTAATGCAGTCGATAACCAAGCGTTACCCGAATAAAAAGAGCCGCCAACCCGATTGCGACGGTTGGGAGGTTACATTAACGCTAAACTTTATTGTCCCTTTGGTTCGTGGCGTTGCCGGGGTTTGGCAATTTGCCACAAAGGGAACGGCGTCCACAATCCCGCAAATACGGGAAACGTTCGACGGTATGTTAGCGGAACGGGGATTTTGCAAAGGCATTATCTTTGATTTGAATGTACAATTTGCCACGACCCAAAAGCCGGGCGACCGTTCCCGTTTTCCCGTCGTGTCGTTGGTTCCCAATGAGAGTGCCGACAATGTTTTGAAAGTACGCAAGGCGTGGGAACCCGTTAAAGAATTGGAGGGCGGCAAATAATGGGACGAAAATTTGAAATAGAGATTAACGATACAATTATTGTTAATCATACAGAGATAAAAGCCATTAAAAGGACGGGTTGGCAAGGTTGTGAAAGTTGTTATTTTCATAAATTCCCCGGTTCATGTAAACGGTTCCCGTGTAATGCACACGAACGAAAAGACGGTAATAACATTAAATTTGTTGAAAATGACAATAAGGGATAGCAATTTTATAACCATATTAGCCCCAATGATTACGAAACTTAAATTGAAAGGTAACGAATTATTGGTTTTTGCTTTGATACATGGTTTTAGTCAAGACGGCGAAAGCCGTTTTAAGGGTTCATTGCGGTATCTTATCGAATGGACGGGATTAGATAAAAGCACGGTTATTAAGTTACTCAAACAATTAGTTGATAAACAATATATCAATAAGTTTGAGTACGAAAAAAATAAGGTGCGTTATTGTGAATATACGTCTAATTATTGGGTTGCTTTGGAGTGGTTGGAAAATCCAACTACCCCCCGGTTGGAAAATCCAACTACCCCCCGGTTGGAAAATCCAACTACCCCCCGGTTGGAAAATCCAACCTCCGTGGTTGGAAAATCCGACACAATAAAGATAGATGATATTAATAACTCTTTTGATAATGATAATACAGGGTTAAAGAACCCCGTATTGTTTCCCGATGAAGAAAAAAAAGTTGAGGAGCCAAAAGAGAAAAAAACATTGTTCCGCAATTCCGACGTTTACAAAATGGTTAAATTTGAAAACGGCGTCGGCGTGGATTATTCAGAGTTTGAAAGTAAGTTTGCGACCCCGGAATTTGAAAAGGTCGATTTGGTTTATTACTTTCATTCTGTTAGCGATTGGAGCGACCAAAAGAATATGAAGCGCACTAAAAACGGTTGGTTGGCAACCGTCCGTAATTTCATACGGGGGGACGTCGAAAAGAAAAAATTGCATTTGAAACCCGAATACAAAGCCCCAACGCAAAAATTAAACGTTGCCGGGGCAATAGAGTATTTAAAAGACGATTATTAAAATGGAAACATTACCCGAAAAGACAAACAGATTGCCCCAAACGTTGCCCGAAAAACGACAATCCGCCGCCGTTTTGCTTTATAGTGGAACGGCAAAAGCAATTGAGGTGCGCCGGGCGATGGTTGAATTACCGGAAGTTGCCAAAGCATTAACCCCGGTCGAAAAGTATATTTTCGTGGCGTCCACAAAAAAACAGATTGCCGACATTGACGACGAAACGTTGATTGCCAAAACCGGGCAAATGTTCCGGTTTATCGCAATGGACGTGGGTTTTATCATTCCCACGGAAAACCGGGACGATTGGACGTATATTTGTACCCGGTTATTGGACTTGCTCAAACGCTATTATTCGCAATTAACATTGTCGGAGGTTAAATTAGCATTTGAATTGCTGATTACCGGGGAATTGGACGACTATTTGCCAAAGGATAGGGACGGCAACGCCGAACGGAAACATTACCAACAATTCAACGCCGATTATTTCGCAAAGGTATTGAACGCATATTGCCGGAAACAAAACCAAGTTATCGGCAAAGCATATACAGCGTTGCCGGAACCGAAAAAGGAGTTAAGCCCGGAGCAAATTCGGTATTATCGCAATCAATCGGTTATGACTTGTTTAATGTGCTTTTTGCGCTACAAATATACCGGGCGTTTGGAGTTTGGATTAACAGACGAAATGTTTGTTTATAATTGGTTGTTGGGTGTTCGGTTGGCGGACGAAGTGAAAGAAACCGAGGACGACCGGAAAGAAGCGTATAACCGATTTTTGGCACGTGCCGCCCGTGGGTTCGTAAATGAATTTACGGTTTACCACGTTCGGAAACAAGGAACCCAAAGCCCGGAAATTGATTTTACAGCCTTTGAGGTTGCCCGGCGCAAAGAGATTAAACGAACATTCGACCAAATGATTAAGGACGAAATTTATATTTACCATTATTTGAGATTTGAAAAATGAAAATAGATTGCATTATTGGAATTGACCCCGGAGCCGCCGGGGGTATCGTGGTTTGGCGACCCAACCACAACGCAACGGCAATAAAGATGCCTAAAGACATTAACGAGATACGGGATTTTCTCAATTACTACAAAGAGATTTGCACGCCGATTGTCTTTTTGGAAAAATTGAGCGTTCGCCCGGACGACGTAACGGTTGGGGATGCCGGGGCAAACATGGGTAAGTTGTACCGCATTCAAAAGATGTTGCAAAACTTTGAGCATTTGAAAGCCATTATAACCGTCGCCGAAATACCATTTGTTTTGGTTAATGCGATGAAATGGCAAAACGACCTTAAATTGCGTATCAAGGTAAAAGGGAAAAAGGAAGAAAAGGCAGACCGCAAACGACGGTTCCGGGATATTGCCGGGAAATTGTACCCGGAAATTACCCCGGCGTTGTGGAATGCGGACGCAACGTTAATAATGCACTTTGGACGGTTCATTTTACAAAACAACCCCCGTTGGGTTTTGGAAAATTTGCCCCAACAAATGCACAACCGTTTATTTTAAGCCCGTAGGGACGTTTAATTATTCAAATGGTTGCTTATATGGCAGACGAAACAAAAGCCCCGCAAATCGAAAATCCCGAAAAAATAACGGCAAAAGATTTAGCGGAAATGGTAAAACAGATGCGGCACAACCAACGACGTTGCCAACGGAACCCAACCCCGGAAAAATTGGCAACGTTGGAAAGTTGGGAACGCAAAGTTGATGCGGTCGTTGCTGTATTGACCGATACACAAATGAAATTGTTTTGATATGGACGAAATGGATTATATCTATTTAGGCGACCGATTGACCCGCCCGGAATTGCGACGTATGCCGTGCCGGGCGGTTCGTCGTTCTGATGGTAAATGTATAAGAGGGCGCAACGGCAATATGTTAGTTGAGTTTGACGGCGTGGGTAAATGCGTTATTTTGGGGCGATTATTGCGGAAAATAAAAAAATAGCCGAAAATAAAAGATAAAAGTTTTGGTAATATAAAAACTATACGTATATTTGCGGCATGATAATAACACGACCGGGCGTTTTCCCGGTAACTCTAAAATTAAAAGATATGAGAGCGAAAACAACAATTAGCGATTTCCGGTTTGAATTTGCCGGGTACGGACATTACAAAGTAACCTACACGTCCCCCGTTACCGGGAAACAATGGACGGCAAAAACAAATGATATGCCGTTGATTGATGCGACAAAGAACGCCGACGAACCCAAACGCCGGGATTTAGAAACGCTTAAAAGAGTTTGCAAAAATGGATAAAGACGAATTGGGAGCCGTTCGGCACGCAATGACGGCAAAGGAATTAAACGACTTATATAAGAGTTTGGAAAATTTCATTGCTGATTGTACCCGGTCAGAGGTTGACGCCAACCGGGATGCGCTTAACAAGGTGCAAACCATGATACACCAACGAATGAGATTAACAACAAAATAGTAATAACCGCCGGGGGAAACCCCGGCATAAACAATTAGAGCGATGTATATTAAGAAATTGGAATTGTTGAATTTTCAAGTTATCAAAGAGTTCAACGCAGATTTTGAGGGTAATGTATATTTCATTACCGGGGACAATGAGTTAGGCAAATCAACCCTTTTAAAAGCAATCGGCGCAATGTTGACCGGGAACCGGGACGCCGTGTTGAAAAATGGAGAGGACAAAGGGTTTGCAAAAATGGTTGTAGGTAACGACGGCGAAAATTACGAGGTCGAATTAAAGTTTACCAAAGCCAACCCCCGTGGGACGTTATCCATTAAATCCCAAACAACCGGGATGCGTTCGGATAACGTTTCTATGTTGCAAAAGATTTTCGGCTACCAAGACTTTGACGCCGTGGAGTTTTCCCGTTGGAGCGAAACCGCCGAGGGACGCCGCAAACAAATTGAGGTTGTAAAGGCTTTGTTGCCGGAAAAAGTGCGCACCCGTATTGCAGAAATTGACGCCGAGGTTACGACCGTTAAGGACAAAAGAAAAGACGCCAACGCCGAGGTTAAGACGTACACAACCATTTGCGCCAACGCCGAAAAGCAATTGAAGCCCGGCGACGTCAAAACGTATGCCGAGAAAAAGGATATTACGGCGTTGATGGAAGAACAAAACGAGAACGCCCGGTTAATTGAGAAAGCAAAAACGGTTCGCCAAACCCGGCAACAAAGGGTTGAACAATTGGCGGCAATCCCCGGACGAATTAAAACCGCCAACGATAACCACGATAAAGCCGTTGCGGTTATTGATACCAATTTAGCGAATGAAGAAAAAGAGGTTGCCCGCATTATCGCCGAGGCGCAAAAACGGTTAGAGGACGCCAAAAAAGAGGCGAAAACGTCCCGTAAAAACGTCGATGCCGAATTAAAGGAAACATTGGCAACCATTGAGGCGGAAAAAGCCGATTTTGAAAAGCGCAAAGCGAATGCCGACAAATGGTTAGAGGAATACGAAGCCAACAACCCGGAACAATTAGATACGGCGGAACAACTGAAAAAAGCCGAGGAACACAACCGTATCAATGCGTTGGTTGTAGATTACATGGCAAAGAAAAAACAAAAGGAAACCGCCGAGAAAATCGCCCGCACGTTTGAGGAAAAATTAGGCGCATTGGCAAAGGAACGGGAAACCCTTATTGCAACGTCCGAATTACCTATTGCCGGGCTTTCGTTCACGGACGACGGATTAGAATTAAACGGCGTGCCGTTCGTCGCCGGGAAAGTTTCAGATAGTCAAATTATGGAGGTTGCCGCCAAATTGATTATTGCAAGCAATCCGACGGTTAAGGTGTTCCGCATTGCAAGGGGCGAAAGTTTGGGCGAAAAGCGTTTACAGGCGATTATAGACATTGCAAGGGCAAACGGTTTTCAGGGCTTTATAGAGGAAGTAAAGCGGGGACAAACTGATTTAGTTGTTGAGGAATACACGGAAAACGAATAATAACCGGGGGCGGGCTTTCCGTCCCCTTAAAATCTAAAACAATGGCATATACATTGAACGATAATTTGAAACGTTGGGCGGAACAATACGAAACCGCCGAGTTTATCCAATCCGACCCGGTGCAAATCCCGCACCGTTACGATAGTCGGGTAAATATTGAGATTAGCGCATTTGTTACGGCGTGGATTGCGTGGGGTTCCCGCAAACAGATAATCCAAAAGGCGGATTTTATCGACCGGGAAATTTTCAAGGGTGCGCCGTATCATTACATTGTTGGAACCGATACGCAGGGAACCGCCCCGGAATGGAAGCAATACAAAGGCAGTAAAGAGAATTTTTATAGAACGTTTACATACGCCGATTTTCACGACCTTTGCGCCCGCTTATTTGACGTATATAGTAAGTTTGAGAACATGGAAAAGGCATTGCAAGCGCAACCGGGCGGGCGTCCATTGGAGCAATTACAACGTCTTTTCGGCGATGTTAAGGGCGTGCCGGATATGGAAACGAAAAGCGGTTGCAAACGCTTATGTATGTTTTTGCGTTGGATGTGTCGCCACGGTTCCCCGGTTGACTTTGGATTGTGGACGATTTGCGACCCCCGTAATTTAATCATTCCATTAGATACCCACGTACATAAACAGGCATTGCGGTTGGGGCTTGTAAAACGTCGGACGCCGGATTTGCAAACAGCCATTGAGATAACCGACCGTTTCGCCGAGATATTCCCGGACGACCCGACAAAGGGCGATTTTGCGTTATTTGGTTATGGAGTGAACAACGGTAAGGTTGCACCCGTTACGACGGAACCGGAGCCGGAAAAAGAGCAACCAACCGCCGTGGCTGATTTGTCAATTGCCGACGTTCTGAAAATGCGGTTGTTTTATGACAACGCCGCCGCCGAGGTTCGGGAAATATGGGAAAGTCGGGAAAAAGCCCGCAAAGCATTGAAAGCAACCGAGCGTTTGAAAGCGCACCCAATCGACGGGTTGCACAATGCCGGATTGTTGGAGCCGGGCGAATTTGTCGTTACGTTTGCAAAGATATTGGATAAGCGAGAAACGAAGTTATCACGGGCGGAACGGGACGTTATCCATACAATCGGAATGACAGCGTTTAATAAGACAATGAAAAAATTAATAGCCGATGAAAAAGCGAGAAATAACAGCAACGGGGACAATAAACAATAACGGTGGGTTGGCAATGTACATGGGGGAATTAAACGAGTTTTTCAAGGGTTGGAAAGGTTCCCGCATTATTGCCCGGTTTATTGTTGCGTCCCCCGGTTCGTCCGAGGCTTTGAAAGGGTATTATTTCAACTATGTTGTACCGACGTTTAAGCACGCAATTTGGGATACGGGCGAACGTCTTACAGAGGAACAAACCGAACGACGTTTGCGGGAATTTTCGCCGATTATGTACGTTGAACGGGTCAACGAAGAAACGGGGGTATATTCCCACGATTTGCGCACCGTGGCGGATTTGTCAAACGCCGAGTTAATCGAACATATCGAAACGCTCAAACAGATTGCCGCCGAGGAATACAATACGTATATTGACGACCCCCGCACGTTGTAGTATGTTTTGCAAGTGTAACGGAAAACGGAATAATTACCCGTTGGCGGGTTGGCGGATTATCCGCCACGAATACACGCCAAAGCATTACAGCCGGATAAAGTGTTTACGGTGCGGGTGCGTTTGGATTACACGGGCAAAGTATGTTAAACAAACCCCCAACGAGGACGGGCAAAAAAGACTTTTTTAGTATGGAATTAAACGATAAATCCCCGATGCCACAAGGCAAATTTAAGGGGCAAGCAATGGAAAACGTACCGTATTGGCATTTGCTTTGGTTGGACGGAAAACCGTTTTGTAACCGGGACGTCCAAAAGTATATAGACGAAAACCGGAACGTTTTAGAAGTTGAGAAAAAGCGGGATAAATACCGCAATGAGAGCGAAAGTAATAATTAACGATTTAATGATTTAAGGTTATGCAAAAATTTGAATTAAAAGACATTTGTTTCTTTGATTGTGAAACAACCGGGGTTCCGGCAAAGGGTTTGAAATGGGATGCGGATTTTGAGCAATTCCCGCACGTCGTACAATTGGCATGGTCGTTGGGCGACAAAGAAAAAAGTTATATAATCAAGCCGGACAATTACGAGATACCCCCGGAAACAACCGCAATACACGGTATAACAACCGAACGGGCAATTAAAGAGGGCGTACCATTTGCCGAGGTTGTGGACGAATTTTTAGCGGATGCAAACGCCGCCCCGCTTGTATGTGCGCATAATATTTACTTTGATAGTTCCATGTTGAAAGCAAACGTTTTGCGCTATTGTGGACGGGAATATTACGACGCACACGTTGAGGACGCATTGCACAAAGGCAAACGAATTGATACAATGATGAAAACGATTAAGTTTGTCGGCGCATTGTATTCAAACGGGCGACCGGGAAAATATCCCAAATTAGAGGAATTATATAGTAAGTTATTCCCCGGCGAAACATTCCCGGCGCATGACGCATTAGAGGACATAAGGGCGTTGCGCCGTTGCGTCCCGGAATTGGTTAATTTGGGGATTATTGAGTTAGCGCAAAAGGAATACCCGGCGGAACAACTCAAAGCCCAATTTGAGCCGGAAAAGCCCAAAGGCGGGCGCAATATTGAGTTCCACGACCCCAACCCGGTAACGGAACCAATCGGAACCGGGGAACCCGCCCCGGAACCAATCCCGGAACCGGAACGCCCGGCGGTTCCGTCGAATAGTAAGACACGGGAATTGTTGGACGAAAACGAATTTTGATTAAAACCGTGCCGGGCGGGTTCCCGGCAACAAATAATATTACAATATGAGCGAAGAAAAAAAAGCCGCAAACGTTATGTTGATACCAAGCGAAAAGGCGTTTGCATTGTCGAAAGTCAAGACATTAAAGGACGGCGGGTTAGACGTACATTATGAAGTTACCGAAACAATTGGTAATGAGAGTTACACGAACAAATACCACGTCGAAAGTGCAAAGGACATACACCCGGATTTGCGGGATTGTTTCGACCGTTTGCGCCCAATCATGGGACGGATTTTTAATATTACGTCCTTTCTTTCAATGGTTGAAACGTCCGATTTCAAAGCAACCAAAAAGCAAAGCGAGTTATCACGGGATTTTGCCGACGAAATGTTGAAAAACATAGAGGTTCGGGGCGTGTCCTTTTCCGGTCAAGACGATAACGTAGGGGTTGTTTTAACCGGGTTGTTTACCGTGTCAAACAATCAAAAAACCGCTATCAATTCCCCCCGACTTAAATTCAATACGGAAACGTTCGGGTTTGAGGAAGAATTAGAAGAAATTGCCGCCGACATTGAAACCGAGGTTTACGCCTTTCTTTTCAAGGGTAAAAAGGCGCAATTGGAGTTGTTCGGGGCTGATGGCGAACCCGCACCGGGTTTGAGTGCCGAAAAGGTAGAGGACAACGGATTGTTCCCGAACGTTGACGACCCGGCGGACGAAAACGAGGAAAACGACGAAACCGGGGATATGTAAGGCAATGGAACCGTATTTGCTAACAGACCGGGACGAATACCAATATTGTATCAATCGGGGGTATAATCCCCTGATTGATATTCGTAACTTTAAAATGGATATTCGTTTGAGGGTTGAGATACAACGGGAATTGTTCGGACATTGTGTTTTCGGGCGTGGTGCAAATATCATGGCGGCAAATGAACGGTTTTTCCGTTGGGTATGGGATAATAAGCCGCACCGATGCGAGGAATGTTTAAAACCATTGCGGAATTATTCCGCCGTGTATTGTTCCCACATTTTAACCCGTGGAGCATTCCCGGAGGCGGCGCATGATGCAAGAAATATAAATATACTTTGCTTTGAACACCACAACGAATGGGAAAACGGCAACCGGGAACGAATGAGAATTTACCCGGCAAATATGCGGTTAATTGAGTTAATGAAAGCCGAGTATCAACAATTAATGTTAGGTTAATGAGAACAAAAAAGAGAACCCCCGATTTTGGGGCAATTTCCCGGTCGTCAATCAAAAAAGACTTTCAGAGGGTACAAAGATACCCCGCCGAGGAAAAACGCCCGCAAATCGAAGAATTGCCAAAAATAAACGCCGAACGTCGCATTATTCATATATCCGAGGTTAGCGGGTACGCCAAATTTGCCCGTTATATTGTTGGTAAATTGGTACGACTGAAAGAAAAAGCGAACGTTGGCGGCAATTCATGGTATTGCGAGTTTGTACACGACGACGACCGGAAAGCCTTAAACATGGCGGCGGGTTGGTCTGATAATAAGAAATTGTATTTGTTGGATGGTATTAAATTCAAATAGTTATGAGTGTAAACAAAGTTACTTTATTAGGACATACCGGGAAAGCCCCGGATTTTAAGGAGTTCGACAATGGCGGTTGTGTTGCGACCTTTTCGTTGGCAACCACTAAACGGGGGTTTACGGCAAAGGACGGGCGGCAAATCCCGGAGCGTACCGAGTGGCACAACATTGTGTTGCAAAATGGGTTGGCAAAGGTCGCCAATCAGTACGTCAAAAAGGGCGATAAACTTTATATTGAGGGGGAATTAAGAACCCGGAGTTATGACGATGCGCAGGGCGTGAAACGGTATATTACCGAAATTGTTGCAACCGATATGGAAATGTTGACGCCCAAAGGAACCGGAGCCGGAACGCAAGCCCCGCCGCCGCCCGTGCCGGATGCACCCGCCCCCGACGGAACCGACGATTTACCGTTTTAATCTGTTTGAGTATGGGAGCGATAAACGGACGGGTTATTTACAGCCCAAAGGGAAAAGCCGGGGAATATGCCGAGAACGCCGCCAACTTTTACGTTGGTTGTTCCAACGGATGCACGTATTGTTATTTGCGCAAAGGGCGGGGCGCAAAAGTGTTGGGAGGCAATACCCCGGAATTGAAAAAGGCATTACGGGAATATCCATACGCATTGGATATATTTACGAATGAGTTGTTGAAGCATAAGGGCGAATTGCAAAAAACCGGGTTATTCTTTTCGTTTACGACCGACCCGTTATTGCCGGAAACGCAAAGGTTGACCCGCCAAGCAATCGGCGTTTGTCAACGCCACGGCGTCCCGGTTAAAGTGTTGAGCAAATGCGCCGAGGGTATCAATGTTTTAATCGACTTTGCCGAGGCGTCCGAGGGTTGGGATAAATCCCGCATTGCCATTGGTTCCACGTTGACCGGGTGCGACGAATTAGAGCCAAAAGCAAGCCCAAACCGGATGCGTATAAACGCATTGGCACGGGCAAAACGCCACGGGTTCCGTACCTTTGCAAGCGTTGAACCAATCCCCGTGGGAATGTTTGACCGGGCATTTTCTGTAATTGCTTTGTCGTACCCCTTTGTTGACTTGTTTAAGATAGGATTACAAAGCGGTTGCAGATATACAAAGCGGGAAACATTGACGTTTTACAACGACGTGTTCGACTATTGGGAGGCGCACCCGGACAAAACACCCCGGATATATTGGAAAGATAGTTTTGTAAGAGCGTCCGGGATTGACCGGGAAACATTGCCCGGTTATTGTGTCCCGGCAAATTGGGATTTGTTCAATGAAAAGAAATGAAATAAGGGTTGAAATTCCCGCCGATTGTCGATTAGTTGGCGTAAGGACGGACCCGATAATAAAAAATGATTATGCAGTATAATAACAAAGATTATAAGCCGAAATTGCACGACCGTTGGCGTGCATTAACCGTTAAAAACCCGTATGCAACGCAGTTGGTAACGGCGGCGTATGAGGACAACGGAATTGTTTACGGAGAAAAATGTATTGAGGTACGCAGCAAAAACACGCCGTACCGGGGCGATTTAATGGTTTGTTCGTCTGCTAATCCCGTAATTGCGGGATATGAAAGCGGCGTTACTTTGGGATTGGTTGAATTGTACGACGTTAAGCCCGTCGCCGATTTTACCCCGGAAGATTGGGAGAATACCCGCATACCGCCCGAAAAACGTAAATCCATAACAAAGGGGTTCGGTTGGCTGATGCGGAACCCCCGCCGGGTTGTTGAGTTTCCAATTAAGGGACAATTAGGTATTTACAATTTGGTTTACACAAAGGGCGTTATAACCGAATACCCACGGGCGTTGGTAGTTGATAAACAGAGTTACGAATTATTAAACAGAAAAGGAAATGAGTAAAAAACAAGTTGGAATTATCCGCAACAATGGCGACGTACATACGGCGCAAATTGGGTTCCATATCGGACGGGTTGGCGTATCTGTTTACGTCCGGGAATATTGGAAATATAAGAGTTGGTTTATTGTTCCCGGCGTGTCCGTGGATGCGGTCAACGGTTACGACCGTTACGTTGACATTGAGGCAAAAATATTGTTTGTCGGCATTGGCATACGGTTTATATGGATTAAAAGAAAGGTAAAACGATGAAAGCAAAGATTTTATTGTTATCTTTGGCAACGCTTTTGTTGGGGGCGTGCCAAAGCGAGAACGAACCAACGGAAACATTTTATTTACTACAAAAATCCGAGAGCATGGAAGAAAGAAACGAGTTTGTAACGAATACCACGGCGGCAATGATACAGATAAACGCCCCCCGGTATAATTGCGAGATTGTCGAAACCGCATTAGCGGGCGGCGATAGGGTGCGAATTTGCGTAAAAGGCGCAAAGGAAGATTTGGACGCATTGTTTGACTATGTAAACGAAGCGGGCAAAGAATGAGAGTAAAGCAACCCGAACCGTTCGACCCAAACAGAGAGTACAACCCCGGCGAACGTTGCGTTTACCGGGGTATGGTATTGATTGCCGAGATATGGACGGCGGCGGATGCACGATTTGCCAACAACAACCCCGCAATGTTTACGCAACGTTGCGTTCGCTGCAAAATCAAAAGGGAAGATTGTCCCGGAATTGGTAGGCAATGCGATAAATTCCATAGGAGCGACCGGAAAACGATTTATTGGCGTTTGTTGCGTATCGTCGGGGGATTTAAGGGCGTCGAAACATTGGAATTTAATTATAACGGAACAATTGCCGGGGTTAAGGTTGAAGCCGACCCGGATAGTAATAACAAATAAATTTTTAGAGCGATGAACAAACAAGTATTAAGCCCCTTTGATTGCGATATGTGCGCAATGATTGAGGACATAACAAAACAAGAAATTGAGGTTACGGCGTCCGATACCTCAATACGTTTGAGTTGGGCGCAAAATGGAAGCGAGGGAAACGATAAAGCCGAGGGACAAAGGATTGAGGCGTTAAAACAGGCAATCCGGGGACGATTGGGCGACCGTCTTATTGAGTTCTTTTATGCCGATGGTAGGCAGTCGGTTTTTATGAAGTACGACCCTGAGGAATACCCGGAGGAAATGCGCACCCGTTTAGTTGACCCGGACGCCACGGCGGGAACCCGGTATTGTCGCACCTTGTTAGAGGTTGACGCAATCCAATTTCGCCGGGACAATGTGGACGACGTGTTGAGGTTTACCGGAGGGGGAACCGTTGTAACGCCCCGCACACCGGACGGCAAAGCAATATTTTCTTTTCCCAATGGCAACGGCATATTCGTTGACGTGCCGGAAAGTTGGTATATTATCCGGGAATTGAACGGACGATTTACCGCACGCCCGGAAAAGGATTTTAAACGGGAATTTGAACCAAAAGGAACCCCCGCCGAGAATTACACGGAGCAACCCGCCCGTCCGGTTGTTGCTCAAATTGCCAATCTGTTTAATGAGTTGTTCGGAACAAATATTGCGTCCCGTTGCCGGAAAATGGAGGAAGAATTTAACGAGTACAAAGAGGCGGTAAAACACGCAATGCCGACATTCGACGACCCCGGACGCATGAACGCCGTAATTGATGAATTGGCAGACCTTAACGCCGTTGTATTTCATTCCGCTGCAATATTAGGCATACCGCAACGGGATTTGTTGGAAATGGCATACAACAAAGTAAAAGGACGCCAAACCGACCCAAATTATAAACGGACACACCCGCACGAACCGAACAAAGGTTGCGGCGATTGTTCCAATTTCATGTATGAGGACGTAAACGGGAACGGTTATTGTGAGGCGTTCAAATCTGAACAAAGGTGCGGGAATTTACGTTGCCAAGAATATAAACCCAAAAAATAATAGAGCGATGATTAACAGAGAACAATTTATTAACGAGATTGCCGAGGTAGTAAACCGTAATTCAATGGAAAAGGCGTTTAATGATACCCCGGATTTTATTTTAGCCCGCATTGCGGTTGAAGCAATGGAAATGTTTACACGTGCAAGCGCACACCGGGACGATTACCACGGATTTAGAACGGCGGATTACGACCGGAAATATAAAGCGATTTGCGAAAGCGAAAAGAAAGCAAAGCCCGTGAACACTTGTAAGGGTTGCCCGCTTATCGACGTTTGCCCCGCCGTCCAAATGGAAAACCAACCGGAACGTAAAAGGGAGTACAAGAAACCGGAGGCGCACAACATCCCAAAAGAAGTGGAAGCAATGGCGGCGTTCTTTGCTGATATGTTCCCCAGTTCCGAAATACAAATCCAACGGGTCGATTTGAAAAAGAACCCCCGGAACAAATGCCGGGCAAAGAATAAACGGAAAGGAGGGCGACGCAATGAAAAATAAATGTTCGTCGGAAATTCCCAATATGCCGACCGAATGCGCCCCGGATAATCGACGCCCCGAAAAGATATGCGGAACGTGTCGATATTTTAACCCGGAATTTCCGGTAAATGGAAAGCCCGCCCCGGTATGTTTGGCAATAAAGGAAATGAAAGGGGGAACGGAATACAGCAACCCCCGTGGAACGCAACATTATTTTCGTTGCTCAAATGGGAGATACGAAAACGGTATAGGACAATAGGCATAAAAGCCCCGGAAACAAAGCCGGGGTTTTGCCGTTTATGTACATGAGATAACAAAGGTTTGGCAATGCCCCGGAAAACCCGTAAATTTGCCCCGTGGTTAAAAGATAACCATTAAGACAATAAAAGTATTGAGTTAATAACAAAAGCCTCTTAAAATGGAAATTCCCCGCAAATAACTTGTAAAGGGTAAACACGTTTTAAGGAGGGAACGGGAAAAAGAAACACAGAGAGCCGAAAGAACCAAAGAGGAACCAAAGGACGGAAAGGACAAAGGAACCGAGGAACCGAAACGATGTTTAAGACATTAGGCGCAAAGGTCGATTTTTTACCCCGTTTGAACATTAAAAGAGGTTGAACGATGGAAAAATTGAAAACGGGTAATAGGAGCCGGAAACCCGCCGGATATAATAAGCGTACCGAGGAACAACGGGATTATGACGTTGCGTTTTGTTCTAATCTGTTTTTACGTGGTTATTCATACCGGGAAATAGTGGCGGCGTTGAATGCTGATTTAGCGAAACGGGAAACGGGTTATACTATTTCGTTGGCAATGGTTTATTACGACTTGCAACAATGCCTTATCGAATGGAAGCGGGAACGGTTGGATAACATAGACGAATATGTTACACAAGAATTGCGCAAATTGGATGCAATGGAGGTGCAAGCATGGGAGGCATGGGAGGCGTCGAAAACCGGAAAGATGCGCACCAAAGAGAAAACCAACAAGGGGCGACCAATCAAAACCGATGCCGAGGACAGCGACCCGGAATATTACGGGTACAATGAAACCGCAACCGAAACGTCCGCCGGGAACCCCCGGTTTTTAGATTTGCTTTTGAATATCCAACAACGCCGGGCAAAGATGTTAGGGTTTGACGCCCCGGTTAAAATTGAGATACCCGGATATAACGCCACGACCGACGACGACAAACCAAAGTACGACGTTAAAGCAATCCCGGACGATTTATTGTTTGCATTGGCGGACAAATTACAATCCGCCGAATACCAAAAGGCATTAGCCGAGAAAGGAGGGGCGCAATAATGGCAAAGAGAGTAACCGTACCCCGTCCGGGAACCAAGCAACCGGAATGGCAAACCGAGATTTGCGACACGTGCCGTTTTTCGGAATGGATAACGGACGACCATAGACACCGGGATTTAAACGGGAACCCGATTTGTTTACGTTGCCCGCATTATGAATTTTACATTGTCCGAGGTCGTCGGGCGTGTTCTAAATGGGAGAAAGGAGCAAAGCAATGAACAACGAACAATTATTGCAGATGTACGACGCAATCCGGCAACAACCGGATTTGCTTGTTAAAGCCGCCGCCCGTAAACGCCTTATCAACTTTGCCCGGTATATGCAACCGGATTTAGTATTAGAGCCGTTCCACGTCGTTTATTATACGTTGTTGGATATGTTTGCACACGGCAAAATACGAAAGATGATTGTACAACAACCGCCCCAACATGGCAAATCGGAGGGGTCGAGCCGTAAATTACCCGCATTTATGTTGGGGTTAGACCCCGACCGCAAAATATGTATCGGTTCGTATGCGGCGACAATCGCACGGGATTTTAACCGGGACGTTCAACGAATAATCGACACGCCCCGGTATCGTGAATTATTCCCCGGCACGTACTTAAATGGGTCAAACGTCGTAACAATGGCTAATACCTATTTGCGCAATTCCGATGTTATCGAAATGGTCGGGCGTAAGGGGTCGTTGCGTGTCGTCGGTCGTGGCGGTTCGCTGACGTCTAAAACCGTGGACGTTTCGATATTGGACGACGTGTATAAGGATTACGCCGAGGGTAACAGCCCGATAGTACGGGCGGCGGCGTGGAAATGGTACACGACCGTTGTACGCACCCGTTTACACAACGATAGTCAAGAATTGATTGTATTTACCCGTTGGCACGACGACGATTTGATAGGGCGTATTGAAAAGAGCGGCGAAACGATTATTGATGTTAAGTGTTGGGCGGATTTAGAGAACGTAACGCCGGGGGCGTGGGTGCGCATAAATTTTGAGGGATTGAAAACCGGGGAACCGACCGAGATAGACCCACGGGAACCGGGGGCGGCATTATGGGAAAGCCGACACAGTAAGCAAAAGTTGGAAGCGCAAAAAGCATTAGACCCGGTACAATTTCAATGCCTCTATCAAGGCAACCCCGGTTCCGCCGAGGGTCGATTATATCAACCGTTCAAAACATGGGTTGAAAAATCCGATTACGGCACGTACATACGTTCCGGCGCATACATAGATGTTGCCGATGAGGGGGACGACCTTTTGTTTGCCGCCACGTATGACGTTTATAAATCGGACAACATGATTTTCAACGAGAAAACAAAGCGTATGGAACCGTTGTTATTTGCTTTAATTACGGATATGGAAATGACGGACGAAAATACGGACGTTACAACCGTAACCGTTCCGGCAATGATTAACAGGAACGGCACGCAAAAAGTATGGGTTGAGAGTAACAACGGCGGTGCGGGTTACGAAAAGGTTATTAAAAAGAAAATGCGGGCAATGACAGACCCGTTTTATCAAGGCGGCAATAAGGAAAGCCGGATAATTACGGCGTCCGCAATGGTAAATCAAAGTATTATTATGCCGTTCGGTTGGGAAACCCGGTACAAAGCGATTTACGACCATGTTACAACCTTTTTGCGCAATTTCGATGCGAACACGCACGACGACCCGGAGGACGGATTAACCGGGATTTACGAAAAAGAGATTGCCGACGGTAATATACAACCATACGCACACGCAAACCGGGGCGTTAAACGTCGTAACTAACAATTTAATTGAGATATGCAAGTTTATAACGGAAAAAGTTTATAACTTTGCAACGTAGAAGTAATACAGAGGGCAAAGGGACAGCCCAACGAGGTAACAAATGTAATTTTTAACGTTAAAATTTAAAGAGTATGATTACTTGTAAGTGTCCGGCGGCGGCTTCATTGCCCGATATTCCCGCCGTAAAATGCGCCGAAAGTTTCGGGCAAATCCAAAAGGTAGCGTTTCAACGTCTAACCAAAGACGATGGAAGCAAAAACAGTTTTACCACGGAAAAGGCAATTACTTTGCTTGCATCATGGACGCCGTTATTGTCGGCGGCTAATAGCACAAAAATTGTTGTTTCCCCGTATATCCAAGCCCCGACCAACGAAGCCGGAGCCGCCCGAACCTTTGGCGGCGGTAACGAAACATTGGGAGGCGTTGAGGAAATTATAGGGCGTGAACCGAACCCGTTCACGGGTGTAATGCGTAAAATCCCCCAATCAGTAATTAAGGCAATGAAAGAATTGCAATGCGAAAGTTGGGCGGACAATTTGGGCGTCTATCTGTTTGATGAAAACGGAAGTATTGAAGCTATTCAAGACGAAACGACCCCGACAACGTATTATCCTATTCCAATTCGTTCTTTGTTCATTGGCGACAAAACGCATGGCGGATTGGAAGCCCCGGACAGCAACGCAATACAATGGGCGTTTTTGCCGAACTATTCGGACGACCTCACAATTGTAACCCCGGATTTCAATCCGCTAACCGATTTGAAACCCGCAAACGGTTGACGATATGGCGGCAAAGGTTACAAAGGTTAAATTAGTTTGTCCGCCGCATGGTTTAACCGATGAATTTGAGATTAAGCACGCCGAAAGGTTGTTGCGGATGCCAAACAACGGCGGTTGGCAGTTACCCAAAGACAGCGATTTTAAATTTACCAACGACAATGGGATTGAGTATAGACGAAATAAAAAAACGGATAACGGAGCCGAAAAAGCGTAAGACGATAAACAAAGCCGTTTATCATCAACAACGCATTAATTTTCACGCCCGCACCCGTATTACGTCGTTTGACATTTGCCAACCGATTACGGATTTTATGGCATTTGTTTCTAACCTATTGCCGCATGACAAATTTAAGATGTTCAAAACATTGTTCCGTTACCCCGTTAAAACAAACGAGGTAACGGGCGTTTGTTTTGATAAGTTGAGCCGGATTTTTGACGGTCGTAACCCGGCGTTCAATTATCAGTTCCAAAACCCCGAACAACGGGACGATTGGGAATATTACCGCCAAGACGTATTACATGAGCCGGAAATATGGAGTACGAAAGGTTGGGAGTTTTTCCAAACGGAAATAAATAGCGTTCTAATTGTCGATATGCCGAGCGAACAAAACCCCGGCGACAAATACCCGCAACCGTATTTCTATTGGTTGCCTATTGCATCCGTGATTGATTACAGAGCCAACCCGACGACGGGGGTAATGGATTATATCATTTTTAGGCAAGACGGGGAACGTATCGCAGTGATTGACGACGAACGTTATAGGGTATTCAGAGAGGACAAAAACCATAATATCGGCGAATTGTTGGTTGATAACCCGCACGACGTCGGTTATTGTCCCGCCCGTTTCTTTTGGAACGAACCTTTGAGCCTATCAGAACCCGACGTTAAACAATCCCCGTTAACCAAACAATTGGAGGCGTTGGATTGGTTTTTGTTTTACCATATCAGTAAACGACATTTAGACTTATACGGCGCATATCCGATTTATTCCGGGTATGAACAAAGTTGCGATTTCAGTAACGGCGAAAATGGCGATTATTGCGACGGTGGGTTTTTGAAAGACAAACAAGGGTTTTATAAATTGGATGCCGCCGGGCTTTTGATGCGTTGCCCCAAATGCGGGGATAGTCGCATTAATGGCGTTGGTTCGTTCGTGGAAATACCAATACCGGACGGGGATAAACAACCCGATTTGCGTAACCCGGTGCAAATGTTGACCGTTGACCGTAATAGTTTGGATTATAACGTTGAGGAAGAAAACCGCCTAAAGAATGACATTATTACGTCGGTTGTTGGAACCAACGAGGAAATAACCACACGGGACGCATTGAACGAGCAACAAATACAGGCGAATTTTGAGAGCCAAAGCACGGTATTAAACCGGGTAAAAAAGGGATTTGAAGCGGCGCAACAATTCGTCGATGAAACCGTTTGCCGTTTGAGGTATGGCGGTTTGTTCGTTTCTGCAAAAGTCAATTACGGCACGGAGTTTTATTTATCCAACGCAACGGAGTTACGGGAACGTTACAAGGTAGCAAAGGAAAGCGGCGCAAGCGAGGCGGAATTAGACGCACTACAAAACCAAATTATCGAAACGGAATACCGGAACAATCCAACCCAATTGCAACGTATGTTGACGTTGGCGGAATTGGAACCGTACCGACATTTGACCCGTAACGAGGTATTGGATTTGTACGACAAACAGATTATCAGCGAAAACGATATGCGTATAAAGTTGAATTTTGCTAACTTTGTACGCAGATTTGAACGTGAATATTTGAACGTGTTAGAGTTTGGGTATAATATGCCGTTCAACTCTAAGATAAATTTTATAACAAGTAAATTTAACGATTATGCGAGTGAAAGTAAGCGAGGGCAAAACTAAAGACGTTGCGATTATCGACGTTACGCCCGAAAACTACATTGTCCCGGACAATGAGAAACATTTGTATCATTGCGTTATCGAAATTAAGAAATTCGACAGCGAAACGGGCAAACGGTTATCAATTCCCCGTATTCAGAAGTTCGGCAAAAAGGGTTATGAAAATAGCATTGCCGACAATTTGAAAAAACAGGGTTACACGATTACCGTATTGCACGACCCCAACGAGTACATGAAAGCGAAAGCCGAGGCGGACGAAAAGGCAAAGGCAGAGAAAGCCAAAGCCGCCGAGGAAAAAGCCAAAGCCGATGCCAAAGCAAAAGCCGAGGCGGACGCCAAAGCCCGTGCCGAGGAAAAGGCTGCATTGAAAGCCGAGATTTTGGCAGAATTGAAAGCGGCGGGCGTTATCCCGGCGACAACTGCAAAGGAATCCAAAGCCGATGCCAAAGCAAAAGCCGAGGCGGACGCCAAAGCCGAGGGCAAAAAGTACCGAATATTAATTTAATAATCAAAGGGAAAGATTATGGCATTAACGATTGATGTTTTAAGGGCAAATGCGGCATTAGCCGGATTAACCGACGAACAATTGACAGCGATAACCACGTTATCAGTCAACGACGAAAATAGCGTAATAGCAAAGAAAACCGGGGAAATTTACGGCGGTTTGGATGCGGACATTTTAGCCGTTTCCGGTATTGCCAAGAACGGAACCGAAAAAACGTTTGATTACGCCAAACGAGTATTAACCGAGTTCAAAACCAAAGTTGAGGGCGCAAACGGTCTGCAATCACAGATTGACAGCCTAACCAAAGAAAAGGCACGTTTGGAAAAAGCCATTGCCGACGGTGCAACGGATGCGGAAACCGCAAAGGCATTGAAGCAAGCAAAGGCAGATTTGCAAAGCGTTACGACCCAATACAACGACCTCAAAACGAAATACGACCAAGCCGAACAAACCCACACAAACGAGGTGTTCGGCATTCGTGTTGAAACGGCATTGCAGACAGCAACCGCCGGATTGAAGTTTAAGGCAGGGTTGCCGGAAAGCGCAACAAAGGTTTTGTTAGACCAAGCGATTGCAAAGATTAAGGGCATGAACCCCGAATTTATCGACGACGGAAAGGGCGGCAAAATGTTAGCGTTTAAGGACGAAAACGGCGCAATCATGCGCAACCCGAACAATCAGTTGAACCCGTACACCCCCGGCGACCTTTTGACCCGTGAATTGGAAACAATGGGTATTTTGGATAAGGGACGCCAAGCGGCGGGCGGCGGTACAGGCGCACCAAGTGGAGGCAGTGCGGGCGGTAATATTACCGTTGACATATCCGGCGCAAAAACGAGGGTTGAGGCATACGACGCAATTACGGCGACATTGGAACAACAAGGGTTAAAAGTCGGAACGGCAGAATTTGACGCCGGAATGCAACAAGCATGGAAAGACAACAATATTGCCGCATTGCCGGAAAAGTAAAAGACAACACGGGTAAAGGGTAAACCCGCATTTATAAACAATTTAATTTTTTAAACAATGAGTTTAATTGCAACAAGAGTACAGAATTGGCGGATAGAGAACCCGGAGTTAGACCGTAATATGTTCCGCCCGTGTGAGTACGGCGCATTGGATTTCTTTATTGAGCAAACCAACGCCCCCAACTCAATTATTAGCCCTAATTTGAGAGATAGGGCATTAGTAAGTATCGGTAACACGGTACAAGTTCCCGTTATCAATTACGACGAAAACGTACAAGTTAGCAACGTGCGTTCGTGCGTTATTGCCGACAATGAAAATACGTCCGCATTGGTAACGCTTGTTTGGGCGACGTATGCAATTGGTTTTACAATGGTTCCGGCGGCATACTCAAACAATGAGATTTCGTACAATCATGACTTTATGCGCAAAATGGAGAAAACAACCCGTGCGTTGGCGGACGCTTTGGATAAAGGAGCCGTTGCCGCATTGGAGGCGAACAAAACGCAGGTGTTCAAAACATTGCTCAATTACACGCAGACCGGGAACGTTGTACAAGTGCCAACCCAAATGGCAACCGAGATTTTGGGCGACATTAACCCAATCATGCGGGCGAATTGTTACCCGGAATATATCCATCTTATCGCAAATGCGGGTGTTGATAGCCTAATACGCAAGTTGGCGCAACATGGCGTTTACAACGACGTTAATAAGCGCATGGAATACGACAACAAAGTATTGCATTATACTAACAACGTAACAGACGAAGCGGGTAAAATGGGAACAATGTTTGCCGTTGCCGATGGAAACGTTGGTATCTTAACCCGTGTTGACCGTGAGGCATACCGCCGCACCCGTGCGAATTTCCACGAATGGGACATTGTACGATTGCCGTACATTGATTTGCCCGTTGGTTCGCATTATTATACCGCCGTGGGCGACCAATCGGCGATTATGGGCGACGCAACCGCCGATTTGACGTGTGCGGTTAAGGAGTATTTCGGATTTAGCGTTGATGTTGCCTACATGGTAGCATATAACAGCAAACCGGACACCGTGGCAAATCCAATTATCAAAGCCGAGATTGCAGCACGCAACCCGAACGAACCGTTAGGAATGCCCGTATATGTAACCAACGCCGGGGAATTTCCCGCCGGGGGTGCAGGCGCATAAGCCGGAAAACAGAACAATTATTTAACCGAGGGGACGGGGTGGTTATCCCCGCCCCCTCTTTTTAAATTAATGATATGGAAAATTGGAAAGTAATATACGATTTCCCTAATTATGAAATAAGTAATTACGGAAACGTGCGTAATAATACAAAGATGGTTAAAACCGTTCCCAATAAGCACGGGTATAATGTTGTAGTATTGTGTAATGGTACTCGTAAATCTGTTAATGTTCATAGATTAGTTGCGGCGGCTTTCATTCCGAACCCGGACAATAAACCATGTGTTGACCATATCGACGGCAACAAATCGAATAACAAGGCGGACAATTTGCGTTGGGTTACAACCAAAGAAAATTGTAATAATCCAATAACAAAATCACGCCTAAATAAAAAGATTGGTGAATATATGGTTGGGAGATTAGGCGGATTGCACCAACGAGCAAAACAAATTGCGATGTATTCCATTTGCGGCGATTTGATAAAAACATTTTTATCAGTAAAAGACGCACAACGGGAAACGGGTTTAAATGATAGTAATATTGTTAAATGCTGTAAGGGTATAAAAAAAACTTGTGGCGGTTATATTTGGGCTTATGTATAGGATTAAGGAAATACAAGATAAGTTATTGCACGTTGTCGGTTGGGAGCAATCATACAATCCCGCCGAGGCAATCGCCGAGCAATTGACAGAAACCGAAAGCGGGTTATATTTTCAAGGGGCGCACCCGCTTGTAACGTTGGATAATATGGCGGCAATCGTCCCGGACAATTGGGGCTTTCAATACCCGGTTTGGAACGATACAAAGGAATGGAAAGCCGAAACCGTGGTACAATACGCCAACGATGCGGCGGGCAAACCTTTGTATTGGGTTGCTTTGGTTGATAACGTCGCCGAGGTTCCCGCCGAGGGTTCGACCTTTTGGGAGAAATACAACATATTGTCCGACTATTTGGAACGTTTGACCCGCAACGGAATTTCCACGGCGGTACAAACGTTTACCCAAATAAAAGGGTTGGATAAGGAAACAAAGAACCTATTGGAACGTCGCACGTTCTTTGATGGTGCGGGACGTATAAGAGCAACCCAACCGAATAATCATAAGTTGGTAGGGTTTGAGATTATCCCGGTGCGGGCGATGGGAGTTACCGCCCAAATACACCGGGTTGGCTTACAAATGACAGGCGGAACCGGGATTGTGAAATTATACCTTTTCCATAGTTCGCAGATTGACCCCGTAAAGACGTTTGATTTGAATTTTACGTTGACAAATGGCGGCTTTCAATGGTTTACGTTGGAAGATTGTTTTTTGCCGTATATAAGCGACGCAAACAACGCCGGGGGTGCGTGGTTCCTTTGCTACAATCAAGACGATTTGCCCGCCGGAATGCAAGCAATTAACGTGTCGAAAGATTGGAGCCGGGAACCGTGCGGAACGTGTACCGGGTACGGCAATATTGAGGCATGGCGGCAATTGACAAAGTATTTGCAGATTTCCCCGTTTATGTACAACGCCCCGGAAACATTCGCCGAATACCCGGAGTTGTGGGATATAGCCTATACGATGTACACTAATACGTTGAATTACGGGTTGAATTGTGAAATAACGGTGGGTTGCGACCTAACCGATTTTATCGTTGAACAACGGGCGATATTCCAAACGGTAATACAACGCCAAGTTGCGGCAATCGCTTTGCGCACATTGGCAATGAACCCCAACGTAAGGGTAAACCGGAACCAATCCAACGCCTCTAAAATGGATATATTGTATGAGTTGGACGGGAATGTTGAGGGACGCCCCGGAGGTTTGGGTTATGACCTTAAAAAAGCGTTTGAGGCTTTGCGGTTAGATACGCAAGGAATTGACCGTATTTGTTTGAGCTGCAATAATCGTGGTGTGAAATATAGAACAGTATAAGTATGGAAAATTTTCGTCATGTTTTTGTGGGTATATGTAGCGCATTTCTTGCTGTGTTCCCCTATACATCAAATTATGTTATCGCATTATTGGTGCTGTTTGGTTTCAATACGTTTTGCGGTATGTGCGCTGATGGAATTACTATTACCAATTGCAAGCCTTTTAGTATAAAGAAATTCCGTTCTTCTTTGATAGAATTATTTATTTATGTACTAATAGTCAAGGTTATAAATATGACAATATTGCTTTGCGACAACGAATGTACTGCATTGTATGCCTCCAGAATAATTACGCTTATATTATGTTACGTGTACTTAAGGAATTCGTTTCGTAATCTGGTAATAGCATATCCGTTGAATATGTCATATAGGATTATATATTATCTTATAAGCCTCGAATTCACAAAACTTATCCCAAGTAATATTGTTGAAATTATGCGGAAAGTTGAAGAAAAACAAAATAATGAACTGAAAGATAAGGAAAAGCCATGAGTTTAATATCTTCGTTACGAGACAGGGTGGTTGCCTTTAATAACAAATTAGAATCTGGATTGATTATAAGGGAAATAATCGAAGATGGATATGTTACTGCGTTTATTATTGACGCTAATGTAGACAATCAGCTCTTTGAACAAGGTATTAATAGTTTGGGAGTAGATATTATGGACTATCGCCCTTATTCTCCGTTAACAATAGCTATTAAGGAGGAAAAGGGACAGCCGACGAATCGAGTAACGTTACGGGATGAGGGCGATTTTGAAAGTAGTTTCTATTTGGAAGTGGGAGAGAAGCAGTTTGAAATCAAGGCAGATGACTTCAAAACGGAAGATTTGATAAAAAAGTACGGGCGGCAAATATTGGGATTGACGAACGAAAACATTGCTAAACTGATTTGGCAATACGTTTACCCGGATTTGCTAACCAAAGCAAAAAAAACAATATACGGAAATGGATAGAGTACCGATTATAAAGAACCCGGAATTATTCGACCGGGTTATTGCCAATATTCAAAAGGGATTGGCGGACGGGTTGCCGTGGCTTAACTATTCCTTTGGACGTTCGGAACGGTTGGTTAAGTCTATACAAGGAAAACGATATTACACGCCCAATATTTACGTCGGCGGCAATGAATATATGTTGATTGCCCCGGATAGTAATATTGGGAATTATTCGTTTTTCGTATTGGACGACCCGCAACAAATTGATTGGTTCCCCGGCGAACAAAACAAATATACAACGCCGTTTTCGGTTATATTTTGGTTTGATATGCGAACGATAACCAACGACCCCAATAACCGGAATACGGAGGCAGTCAAACAACAAATCATGCGGGTATTGAACGGCGGTATTTGGTTACGTTCCGGTTCCATGAAAATAAACAGAGTGTACGCAAAGGCGGAAAACATATTTGCCGGGTTCACTTTGAACGAAATAGATAACCAATTTTTAATGCACCCGTTCGCCGGGTTCCGGTTTGCCGGGGAATTGGGAATTGATGAAACGTGTTTAACTGATTAACAACAAGTATATGAAAGCATTTTTATTTTATACGGTCGTGGTTGCTTTGGTTGCCGCATTTGGTTTGACCTTGTTACGCAAATGGGGCGTTATCGAATATGTGCAAATCCACGGCAACGAGTTTTTCTCAAAGATGTTTAATTGTGATTTCTGTTTGTCCTTTTGGGCGGGGGTTGCTTTGGCAATCCTTTTGGCGTTTATAACCGGGAACCCGGCGTTGTTGTTGGTTCCTTTTTGTTCAACCATGATAACACGTTATTTGCTATGAAAACGGTTAAGATAGGGGAATACACGGTTGAGATATACGACGCAATCGACGAATTGCCGATGTTGCGTTTTCATAAGTACAATAAAATGTTATTGGTTGATGCCGGGATTGGTTCAGATTTGCAGGATTTCGATACGCATATTGAAAAGGCAATGAGATACGCCCGGAGCAAAACCCCGGAATTGGCGGCAATCGAATTAGATAATATGCGGCAAAACGTGTATTTCATTCAATCCGGGTTAAGCCCGAAATGTTTAGCGTTTGCCGTGTTGGTTAAATCAATCGACGGAACCCCGTACAACGATTTATCCGACGACGGGTTGCAAAAGGTCGTCGATATGTTCGGCGACGTGCCAATTAAAGAGTTGACCGCCCAAATGGAAGCGGTCAAAAAAAAAATAGATGAAGAATTGCAAATGTATTTCCCCCGTATGTTCGACGATGCGACGATTAAAGAGTATTACGACGAATTGCGTAACCGGACAATGTTAATGTTGGATGCGATTATAAACGGCGATACAGAGGACAAACGGGCGGAAATTGATAAAATAACGACGATGTTGTTGTTATATAATCGCCCGGTTGTTTTTAGCGGTTCCGATAACATGGAAATTCAGTACGATAAACAGTTTGAAAATATGTGTTTAACCATATCGCAACATTTGCACGTACCGGAACCAAAGAAATACACCGTATTGGAGTATTACAACGCATTTGAGCGGATAAAGGAGTTGTTGAAACCAACCAAAAATAAAAACGGCGTCAAATAAGGCGATTTGCGGCGTTGTTTTTCTTTGGTTGATTAACTACATGGAAAAGAAAAGATAATTTAATACGGGGCAAATTGCCCGCAAATAACGTTAAGTATGGCAGATAATAACAACCCTATAAAATATAGCGACCTTGTAAGCCCGGACGATTCGATTACAAAGTTGATTAATCAGTTAGACCAACTTTCCGACGCCTATATGAACACTCTAAAAAATATAAAGAGTGAGGCGATAACGGTTAAGGCTGCATTGGAGGGCGTAAGCGGGGCGACCGAAAACGGACGTAAAACAATCCGGGGGGCGTCCGCCGATACCGACAAATTGACACGGGCGGCAAAGGATTTGGCATTTGCGGAAAGCGAGAACGCAAAACGGTTGGCGGAATTGAAGCAAGCGCAAAAAGAGGCGAACGAATTAAACAAGTTGACAACCCGGTTGAACCAATCCGCCGAGGGTTCATATAATCGTTTGTCCGCTCAATACTCAATCAATAAAATATACCTCAATAATATGACGGTTGAGGAAAGGGAGGCGACCGAGGAGGGGCGCAAATTGGTTGCCGAAACAAAAGCGATTTACGAGGAAATGAAACGGTTGCAGGAAGCGACCGGGAAAACGTCGTTAAACGTGGGTAACTATTCCGACGCCGCAAAAGGGTTGACGACCCAAATAGAGAACCAAACGAAGCAATTAGCATTGTTACGATTGGAGGGCAAACAAGGAACCGCCGAATATCAGCAATTGAGCAAAGAAACCGCAATGTTACGAGATGCGGTTAAGGATGCGACCGATGAAATTACCCGCATGGCGTCCGATACGTCCAATTTGGATGCCGTATTAGGTTTGGCGGCTGGTGCGTCCGGTGGGTTCGCCGCATTTACCGGGGCAATGGAATTGTTCGGGGCGGAAAGTGAGGACGTACAAGAAGCGCAAAAGAAGTTACAGGCAGCAATAGCCATTACAACCGGGGTGCAAGCCATACAAAACGCAGTACAAAAACAATCCGCAATTATGTTGGGTATTTCCCGGCTACAAATGGCGGCATTGAGCAAAGCGCAAGTTTATAACCGCCTTGTTACCATGCAGGGAACAAAGGCAACATTGGCGGCTACAATTGCGCAAAAGGCTTTCAATCTGATTGCCGCCGCAAATCCGTATGTTCTTTTGGCGTTGGCATTGGTTACGGTTGTGGGGGCTTTAGTTCTGTTTGCATCTAATACCGATAAATCGGCAAAGAACCAACAAAAACTTAACGAGGCGCAAAAGGCGTGGTTGGATTATTTGGAAACCGAGGCAACCGAAATGAACCGGGTTAGCAACGAACGTGTCGCCCAATTGAACCGGGAATTAAACATTGCTAAAGCCCGTAACGCTTCATTGTCTGAAACCCGAAAGATTGAGGACGAAATATTAGCCGAGCGCACAAAGGCGCATAATAAAAGCGTTGGTTTTTACGGTCAAGAATTAAACGATTTGGAGGCAAACCGGGCAAAGTTGAAGCAATTAAACGATATGTTATTGCAGTTGAATAACGCCAAAGCCCGTGGGGATAAGAAAGTTTATATTGATGTTGATTTAGACGGTAAAATTGATAAAGTCAAGGTTGATGAAGCAATTGAAGCCGTACAGGGTCAAATAGATAATACCGGGCGGGCGGTTGACATTGCCGTTAATCTAAAAACCGAGGGGGCGGATTTGGACGCCGAAAGGAAAATACAAGCCGCCCAAAGAGCAAACGAAAACCGGAACGCCGCCAAAGCGGAAACGGATATATTGCGCAAAGCCGAGGACGCCCGGATTGCCTTAATTAAAAATTCATTCGACCAACAACGGGCGCAACGTCAAGCCGCCAACGCCCGTGCGATTGCCGACATACAATTGCAGTTGAGGACGGAAACCAATTTAACGGTTAAGGCACGCAAAGCGTTAAACGACCAAATTGTTTTATTACGGGAACAATTGGCGGTTGATATGGTAGATATTGCCAACCAACAACGGGCGGCGGAATTGTCCGCACAACGGGCAACGCAGGACGCCCAAATTGCATTGATGGCAGAGGGGGCGGAAAAGCAACGGGAACAATTGCGGGTTGAGTATGAAAGGCAAATACAGGACATTAACACCCGGTTAGAAACCGAGCGGGGATTAACTGAAACGCAAGTTGCCGAATTGCTTAACCAACAATTACTTTTGCAACAACAATACGCAAAGAGTTTGGGCGAATTGAACGACCAAATTACAATAGACCAAATGCAAGCCGCCGCCGACCGGACGCAATTACAATTAGACGCCGCCCGTGAGGGTTCGCAGGAGGAAATAAATTTGCGTATTCAGTTGTTACAGCAACAACGGGCAATCGAATTGGCACAAAATAGGCAATTAGCCGAGGACGTGCGCCAATCCGAGGCGGATATTAACGCCAAATATGATGCCGAGGTATTGAAGCAAACGACCGAGTTAAACCAACAACGGGCGTTAATGCTTTTCGACCAAACGCAAGCGTTGGAGGCGTCCGAGTTTGATTTAATTCGTAATTCCGAGGAACGCAAAACCCGGTTCCGGTTGGCACAAGAAAAGGCACGGTTGCAAAAGATATTAGAATTGAACAAAGCGGCGGGCGTTAAAATGACGGACGCCGAGGTTAAAACAATCGAAAATACCATTGCGAAAATCGACCAAGAAATTGAGAAAAGCAAAGGCGACGAACGGGGAAACGACATTTACGGGTTGTTTGGGCTGAATTTGGACGATGACCAAAAGGAGGCAATAAGTACGTCCGTTTCCTTTGCTATTGAGCAATTAAATAGTTTTTTGGATGCAAAGGTACAAGCCGCCGACGCCGCCGTTTCCGCCGCCGACAAAGAGGTTGACGCAAGCCAACGCCGATTAGATGCGGAATTAGAGGCACGGGCGAACGGTTACGCCAATAACGTTACAATGGCACAAAAGGAATTAGACCAAGCCAAAAAGAACCAAGAAAAAGCCCTAAAGGAGCAACAAAAGGCGCAAAAGGCACAACAAGCAATCCAAACAATCCAACAAATCGGAAACCTTGTGACGGCGTCCGCTTTAATATGGAGCCAATTAGGTTTTCCCTTTGCAATTCCGGCTATTGCGATAATGTGGGGTTCCTTTGCAGCCGCCAAAATTAAAGCCGCCCAATTATCCAAGTCCGCCAACGCCGGGGGTTCGGAAAGTTACGGCGATGGTACGGTTGAAATGTTGGCGGGCGGTTCCCACCAATCCGGCGACGATGTGGATTTAGGAACCAAACCGGACGGAACCCGGAGGCGTGCCGAGGGCGGGGAGTTTTTCGCCGTTATCAATAAACGCAATTCCCGGAGGTTCCGCCGCCTAATCCCGGACGTGATTAATAGTTTGAACCGTGGGACATTCCCGCAAAAGTATTTGAATGCCTACAATACCGACGGCGTTAATGTAACGGTTCAGCAAAACAACGCCCCGGATTTGCGGGATTTGAAAGACGATGTAAGAGAAATTAAAGAGCAAAACCGCCGCCGTCGTTATATCGATGGCAACGGCAATGTTATTGAGATTTACAAGAATTTGACACGTAAAATTAAAAATTGATATGAACCCGATTTATAGACATTCATTTGTAAATGCGTTTTTAGCAAACGGAGCGATAAGCCACATAACCGGGGATATTGGGAATAATACGAGCTACTATTATACCCGTACTTTTGTCCCGGTTGGTAACGTGTACCCCCGCAAATTGTTTCAGAATTATACCCCGTATGCCGGGGGCGCATTTTATGACAGCAATAAAAAGATTATCGGCGGTTGGGGAAGCAACCCCGCCGCTACAAATACGGAATTTGATATACCGAGCAACGCCGCATATATCCGGTTTAATGTAAATAAAGGGCAATACGCAAACGGGACGGCATGGTTGAGATTGGGAACGTTGGACGCCCCGAACGTCTTACAAGGTCAAACCGTGCATCCGATATATAAGGACGATTTGGCAAAGGAGTACGAATTAGAAACCAACCAACGGTTTTATCGTGCCAAATTATCCGGCAAAATTACCTTTGTCCGGGATGATTACGACTATATAAACCGTCAATCGTTCGACAATGAATTTTTGTATTGCATTGAAAAGAGCGACGACGGCGGGCGTACATGGTTCCAATACTTTCAAGGCAAGTTTATGAAAACCGATTGTACGTTTACGGATTACGATGAAAAGGTTGTTGTACAACCGGACGCAATCGACGATTATAACGACGTGTTGGCGGGATTGGAAAAGGAATACAATTTAATAACGTTAGCCCCGACAATCCAACGGATAACGATAAACAAGCGTCCATTAATTCAAATATACGTTCCGGGGGATAGTGTTGTTTCTTGTTTTTTGGGCGGTACGAATTGGGAACAAGACGCAAACGCCACGACCGACCAAAACGCATTAGTACAAACCTATCATTTTGCTTTGTGCAATATATTGAAAGAAATACAAATTACGTCCAACGGTTCCCCGGCGGTAATATCCGGGCTTTATACCGGACGAATGGCGACGGGTGCAAGTGCGGACGTATTCGAGGGGAAATTATACCCGGAATTGAATGTTAATTATTATATCTATATTTCACAACAACGAATAAACGGGGGGTTGCCGTTTGGTATTGCTGTAGTTGAAATACGGAAACAATCCGACGATACGGTAATGTTTCGTTATCAAAAGGTAACGCAGGAACCGTTTGATACGTTGGAATTTGATTTAACCGCCGTTGAGGGTTCCGGGGCAACCGGAACAATGCACGCCGATATGAAAAGTTATAATATATATGCCCGGTATTTGTGCGACGTGGAGAAAATCGACGACCTTAATACATATCCATTGCCCGCCGATGATATAGTTGATAATAACCGTAATTATAGGCGTGCGATTGGTTACGCAATCGACGTGGCGTTTATTTCAAACAACTTTTCAGACACCCCGACCGAGTGGGGATTAGCGGACAACGGAAAGTATTTTGCGCCGCCCTATTCCATTTTCGGACAAACGTTTTATCCAATCGCCCGGTCAACGTGGCGTTATGCGTCGTTATGGTTTGGATTTTATTTGATGGATTGGATATTAGAGGAAAAAGCCCGAAAAGAATATACTTTGCGGGATGCGTTCCCGGTTGCGTCTTGTATATCTGTTTTGCTCAATCAAATTGCACCCGGAATTACGCATGAAGCCACGGCGGAATATAGCCAATTTTTATACGGGGGAAACAATCCAATATCCGGGTTGAATTTCCGGTTGCTTGTATCGCAGAAAACGAACATTATAAACGGCGAATATCAGCAACCCGCACAAAAAGCCCCGACGACCTTACAACAATTTACCAATATGTTACGGGATTGTTTCAAATGTTATTGGTTTATTGAGGACGGCAAATTTAAAATTGAACATATCCAATATTTCCGCAATGGCGGTTCCTATTCCGGCGGGGTTGTGTTAAGCCACGATTTAACAAAGGAATTGAATTTGCGCAACGGGAAACCGTGGGCGTTCAATACGTCGGAATATTCGTTTGATAAGGTTGATTTGCCGGAACGTTACCAATTTAAGTGGATGGACGACGTTACGGCGGCATTTGAGGGTTTGCCGATACAGGTAATTAGCAAGTATGTAACGCCCGGAAAGGTTGAGGACGTAAACGTATCTAATTTCACGTCAGATATTGATTTGATGCTATTAAATCCCGGCAACATAAGTTCCGACGGGTTCGCCTTGTTTGCCGCCGTTCCGCCAACGTCCGGGTCGCAATGGATATTACCGTTTACACGTCAAACCGTCAACGGGGTTGAATACTTTTTGCAAAACGGATATTTGGCGTTTATTAATCTGCAAATGCCTTATTGGATGTATGATTTACCCGCCCGTCGTGTATCAATAAACGGTTCCGAGGTTTACGCATACGGTATTGAGAGAAAGAAGAAACAAACGTTTAGTTTTCCGGCAAATGACGACCCAAACCCCATGCAGCTAATAAAAACTTATATCGGTAACGGTCAAATTGATAAATTAAGCGTAAATTTGTGCAGCCGTTCAATTAAAACAACTTTGAAATATGACACCGAATAACAATTTGTCCGTATTGCCTTTTTATGAAAGTCCGCAATACCAAGATTATAAAAAATCGTATGCGTATGGCGATGTTTACCCATTATTTACGCCTATAAACAAATTATTGCCGTTTCAAATCATACGTCCAACCCGTACCAATTCGATTGCATGGGTGCGGATTTACGATTATAAATTAACCCGTGTATTGGCAGACATAACAAAGATGATGAAAGAAACCGGATTGCAGATTGTTCGGTTTGCTAATTACGGTTATGATGTTATTGTTTATCCGGGATTGTTGCCGTTATCTTTGAATTTACCGGAGGGGCGGTATATGATTGGAATTAGTGACGGCGTACAATGGTATTATTCCGATGTATTTACATGGATTTCCGGCGGAATGGACGGTTATTTGTGCGTTGAATGGAGCGACGCCGCCAATATGGAAGTTGACGGCGGACAAATCGTTTACGAGGGCGTGCAATTCAAAAATCGTGTTTACGTTTGTGCCGAGTTAGGAAAGCCAGAATACAAGTTTGAGGAAGAGGGCGAAGAGCGGGACGGGTATTTTTTCCCGGAAAAACAAATATCAGAAAAGACGTTCCGGTTTATCTTTTTAGCCCCCGAATACCTTTGCGACGTAATGCGGTTAATCCGCATGAGTGATTTTGTAACGGTTTACAGTCAAGGCAGGAAATACGATTGCGATACGTTTTTGATTACCCCTAAATGGCAAACTCAGGGCAATTTGGCGTCGGTTGAATGTGAATTTGAGTGCGCAACCGTGGTTAAGAAAATCGGACGGGGCGTTATTCCAACGACCGGGGGCGATTACAATAAAGACTTTAATAATGACTTTAATAACAATGATGTTAGTTAAATTTTTAAAACAATGGGAAATTACGAAGAACTGAAAGCCGCCGTTGCGTCCGTTATTAAGACGAACAGCAACCAAGAAATTACGGGTCAAGTGCTGCAAAACACGTTGACAACGTTAATTAGTCAAGTTGGAGCAAATGCAACATTCGCTGGAATTGCAACCCCAGAAACAGTGCCAGGAAACCCAGACCAGAATGTATTTTATATAGCCTCAAAAAAAGGGGTATATATTAATTTTAATAATTATGATTTAACAGGGTCTATGGTCGTATTTTCTAATACTACGGGTTCGTGGAATGCGATATTATTAAATAGTGCAAGTTATGACGATTTTGTTCAGCTAAAAGATGAAATGGAATTTTCAGTAGGTATTCAATCGGATTTAAATGTATCCTTTATTCGGAATGAAGATAATAGTATAGATGTGACTTTTACAGGAAGAATAATCTTTATTAGGAGTGGGCACAAAGGATTAAATTTAACATTTGATTCATATCCAACTACGTTTAAAGTGCCTATTTATAAGACATTGTGTTTGGACGTAGTAACAAAAGAGGTTAGCGTTCAAAACATGGGAGATGGAATTAGAACCCCAAATAATTTAGTGTTGCTTCACAATGAACCTATCGGGGCGTTTAATGGTGTTTTCGCTAACTTGTATAATAAAAATAATCTTACTAATTATATAGATATTGATAAGGGTGGATTTATTATAAGCCCGTCTAACAATTTTGGTATCAGAAAAGATGGGAATAATATAATTATTAAATATCTATCATCACGTTATAACTTTATTGATGAATATATGCAGAGTTATAACATATATGTAGAACAAAACACCGAAATTACGTTACTCCCATACTATTCTCTTGTTTTAAATATGAATACTCGTGAAATAAATGTAGTTTCAAGTTGCAGTAAAAATGATAACAAACTGATTTTGTTAGCATACCAAGAGGGCGGATTTGTCCTTAACGGGTTATTGAAAGGGCAATTTGATAAACAGTTAAATAATGCCCCACAGCTTATTAATGACTATAGGGATTTCACAGATATATCTTATTCTATGCTTAAACCTATGACGTGGGTAAATAATAATAATGTGGAAACCTCACCAGATAGTAACTTTGACCTATATTATTTTGATGTAGAAAATAGCTCAAAGTTCTTGATATATCACTCTACAGGAGGAGCAAACACAATATTTGTTGATGCCGATGGGAATGTGCTAAGTTCTTTTCAGTCCTCCCCACAATATCAGAGCGTATGGGTTGAGTTAGACGTGCCAGAAGGAGCAGTTTTACTAAAAGTAACTAATGCCAGACATTCTAATAACCATCCTTTAGCTTATCCCATTATTGCAAAAGCTAACCATAGAACTAATCAAAAAATCCAATCATTACTAAGTGGTAAAAAAGTGGTGTTTTTCGGTGATTCAATAACAGAACAAGGGTACTATGTTGATGCCTTTAAACGATTAACAGGGTGTATAGTTGTAAATAGGGGAAGCTCTGGTACTTCTTACGCAAAGACTGATGCTCATGCAAATTCTCTAAGCGAGAGGGTTGATTTGCCATCTTCTGACGCCGTTGGTGGCGCTCTTGGGTTGCCTTCTAAGGCTGATTTGATAATAGTATTTGCAGGAATAAATGATTGGGGATATAGGAGTACTCCTACTTCTTCTACTCAAAGAAAAATCACTTTAGGAGACATAACAGAGCCAGAAAATATAACTACAGTTATAGGCGCAGTAAAACATATATGTTCTGTGTTAAGGAATAAATATCCTAATAATAAAATTGTAGTATTAAGTCCTATGCACTGTTATACGAATTCATCCCTATTAGAATGGAGGGAGATAGAATACACTAATGAGAAAAGTGCTATAACATTTAATACAGATATAGACGGAAATACCCTCTCTTATTGGAGAAATAAAATAGAAGATGTAGCCTCTTTTTATGGAATTTATTTTATAGATATGACTAAATGCGGTTTTTCTGCGTTTTCTTCTTCTGATAATAGTACATTCTTTTTAGATGGTCTTCATCCTAACGAATTGGGCGGTGAAATCATGGCAAAATATATATTAAAACAGCTTTCAATAGTATAGATGAATATGAAACAAATAATTATTAATGAACAATGAACCAAACAGAAATTTTAAAGTATTTAGAAGGACAAAAAACAACCCGAACAATTACGGATTTGATTGTACATTGCACCGCAACCAAGCCCAACGCAAAAGTCAACATTGATGTTATTGACGGTTGGCACAAAGAAAGGGGATTTAAGAAGCAGCCCCGAAGCGGGAGAATTTGCGGTTATCACTTTGTTGTATTGCCGGATGGAACGATTGAAACCGGGCGTTATCTTTCCGAGATTGGGGCGCACGTTTCCGGGCAAAATTCCCGTTCTATTGGTATTTGTTACGTTGGTGGATTGGATGCCAACGGCAAAGCCGCCGACACACGCACGCCGGAACAAAAGGAGGCGTTATTATGGTTGCTTATGCGATTAGTCGTTATGTTCCCGGACGCAACGATTAAGGGACACCGGGATTATTCCCCGGATTTGAACGGCGATGGCATTATTGAGCCGTGGGAGTTCATAAAAGAATGCCCGTGTTTTGATGCACAAAAAGAATATATTAACCTATAAATGTTTTATACAATGACATACGAAGAAATGAAAGCGTATATTGCGAACATGGTTAAAAGTCAAGGTTCGCAGGGTGCAATAGCAATTGCGCCGTTGCTTTATGCGATGGCGGACAAAATGTTTGCAGACCCGGAAACGGGCGTTGTGCCTATTGTAGTATCAATTGCAGAGGTTGGAAATAAAGAGGGAACCGCAACCCGTTACGATATTACAACCGACCAACAAACAATTAACGAGTATATCGACAACGTAACCGAGGAAAAGGCAAAAGCCCGGTTATTTATCCAAGACGGCGACGCCCTAATTGGGTTTACTTATTTGGAAATAAACGGCACAACGATAACGGGGCAATCAATCGCCCCGGATGGGTCGTACAAACTTTATCTTTCAAAGGAAACCGGAACGTCGTATTTTGAACACGACGACGAAGTAAAAAGCATTGCAAGCGTTACCGAGGCGGAAATTACGGGATATAATGAAATGTTCGGCGCAACATATGACCCCGTAAACAATCAATTTACGGTTCAAATTGGCACGGTTAGCGCACAATTAACGCCGGGGCAAATGATGTTGACGACCGAGGAATACAACAAAGTAAGCAACGACGCCGATTATACGGCAATGTGGGCGTATGCGATTGCGGAATACATTTGTTGCCCGCCGTGGTTTGAGGGATTCGCCGGGTTTAAATTGCATAGCGCATTTTATAAGGCAGAAAAGACAATATTTATAGACCTTAACGCCGTTGAATTATCCGTTGTGACTTTGGCAAGTGCGTTTTATGGTTGTTCCCGGTTGGAACAAATAACGGGGATATTAAAAATTGCCTCAAATGTTCCCTTAACGGATGCGTTCAAAGGATGCGCCGTTTTGCATACGGTCAAATTGTCCGGGCTTTCCTCAAACATTGATTTATCGGATTGTGCGCAATTGAGCGTCGAAACGATAGAACATTTGATTGAAAACAGCATCCAACCCGGAAGCGGCACAATAACAATAACCGTGCATCCCGATGTAAACAACAACATAAATAATAATAGTAGTTGGGGCAATGTTCGGGCGTTGTTACAGGAAAAGACATACATAACCATTCAATCCGCAACGGCATGAAAAAATATCTAATATTGGCGGCAATCATTATGGCGGTTGCCGCCGCCTTTTGGGTACAACAAAGCCGTATTAAGCGATTGACCGATGAACGGGATAAATACCGGAGTAATACCGAAACGTTGTTGCAGGACGTCCGCACGTATCAAACAAAGGATAGTTTGAACGCCGCAAAGATTGGGAATTTGGAGTTGAAATTATCCGAATACAAAAAATACCGGGCGGACGATGCGGCGTTAATCAAATCGTTGCAGACAAAGAACCGGGATTTGCAAAGGGTTACGACTGCACAAATGGAAACGATAAACGAATTACGGGCGAACGTCCGGGATAGTATTGTATATTTGCCCGGCGACACGGTTACGACCGTATTACGTTGTATTGACATTGTGGAACCGTGGTTTGAGTTGCACGGATGCACAACGCCCGCCGGGGTATTTACCGGGACGCATATAAACCGGGATAGTCTGTTAATAGCGGAAACGGTGCAATATAAACGCTTTTGGGGGTTCCTTTGGAAAACAAAGAAGATAAAGAACCGGGAAATTGATGTTGTAAGCAAGAACCCATCTACCCGAATATTGGGGGTTGAGTTCGTAACCATAGAAAAGTAATAAACCGGGGGTTGTAACAAGACGTTGCAACCCCTTTTTCTATTGACGCATTTTTAGCCCGTTTCCGGGCATTTTATTTCAAAGTGGATAATTTACCCGTCCCGATTGCAAAAGTCGCTTAAATCGAAAATTCCAAGAAAACAATATTAGTATGCCGATAATATGAGAAATAAAAATAAAACTTCTTATATTTGCACTATCAAAATACTAAAATATAATTTTATGGAGAATTGGAAAGACATTAAAGGTTATGAGGGGTTGTATAAGGTTAGTTCATACGGTCGAATAATGACGGTAAGGAAAAACGCAATACTTTGTCCCGCAAAAACTATTAGTAACGGTTTAACCGTATCATTAAGTAAAAACGGAAAGGTTGAGAAAAGGCAAGTTAGCCGATTAGTTGCGGCGGCTTTCATT